TGACTAGTATGGAAGTAGGTAGAGGTAGGCATCAGATGTTGCGGAGTATTACTCAGGCAACGTGTGAGCGTTATGGCATCAGCGTTGATGGCGATGATGTTATCTTTGAGTATAGGGATAAGGACAATCTTGTCTGCGCTCAGAAAGTTAGGATAGGCAGTAAGGATAATCAGCGTAGCTTCGGTATCTGGGGTGACGGTGTTCTGTTCGGGCAGCATCTGTTCAATAAGGGTGGTAGGTATGTCACCATTACTGAAGGTGAATATGATGCAGCATCTGTTTATCAGATGAGCGGCAGTAAGTATCCTGCTGTATCAATTAAGAATGGAGCGCAGTCAGCACTCAAGGATTGTAAGGATCAGTATGAGTGGCTAGATAGTTTCGATAACATAATTGTGTGTTTCGATTCAGACGAGGCAGGTACTACTGCGGCCAAGGAAGTGGCATCTCTGTTTGCAGGTAAGGCTAGGATTGTCAAGCATCATCCTGACTTCAAGGATGCCAATGAATATCTTGAGCGTAGTAGAGGCGATGACTTCAAGGCGGCATGGTGGGCGGCTGAGATACATACACCTGATGGCATCATTGCAGGTAAGAGTCTATGGGATAGTGTCAATACACCTGTAGAGAAAGCGGCTGTTCAGTATCCTTGGTCTGGTCTTAATGATCTTACATATGGTATACGTAGCTATGAGCTTGTAACTCTGACAGCAGGTAGTGGTGTAGGTAAGAGTCAGGTCATGCGTGAGGTGCTGTACCATGTTCTCAATAATTCAGAGAGCAACATAGGCTGTATATTCCTAGAGGAATCTGTCACTAAGACAGCTCAGTCTCTGATGTCTCTGCACTCAGGTAAACGACTGCATATCCCTACTGTTGAATCGACTGAGGAAGAGAGGCGCGATGCGTTCAATGCTACGCTTGGTACTGATCGTCTATTCTTCTACGATCACTTCGGTTCTACCAGTGTAGAGAATATCGTAGGTCAGGTTAGGTATTTGTCTAAGGCACATGACTGTAAGTATGTATTCTTAGATCACCTGTCTATCATCGTATCGGCTCAGGATAATGGTGATGAGCGTAAGGCTATTGATGAGGTGATGACTCGACTACGTATGCTGACGCAGGAGACAGGCATTGCATTGTTCCTAGTGTCACATCTACGCAGACCATCAGGTAAAGGCCATGAGGAAGGGGCGGCTACTTCGCTATCGGATCTCAGAGGTAGTGCTAGTATCGCTCAGCTCAGTGACATAGTGCTAGGCTTTGAACGTAATGGTCAGGCCGATGATCTAGATGAGCGTAACACTACGCATATCAGGGTGTTGAAGAATAGATTCAGTGGTGAGACAGGGATGGCTACGTCAGTGCGTTATGATCAGGACACTGGGCGTATGTCTGAGGTTATAGATGCGGAGGAGATACTATGAGATGTGCCGCTTGCGATAAGAAAATGACTGAATTTGAAATGGCATTGAGAGCGCCAGAGAGTAGGCAGTTTGCTGACCTATGCGGTGTCTGTTACAATATCGCCTATGACCTCGATGATACTGACGAGGATATAGTAGGCATCATTCAAGGAGACATTATCCATGAGCAAGATTGGTGATTTAATAGTTACACTAGAGGACTACGGTTATGATTACACTCGACTTGGAAACGAATCTTTCGCACGATACGATATGGTGTGTAGGGGTTCAGGACACTTCAGAGAAGAGCGGCAGTCTCGTGTTCGACAGCGAGACATTGAAGCAGACATTATCTACTGCCGATGGCGTAGTAGGCCACAACATAATCTTCTTCGACAAGCCCGTCTTAAAGACTTGTTGGCAGGTTGATACTCCAGTCCCAGTATGGGATACCCTAGTCATGGCTAGGCTGTTAGATCCTACACCTGTAGGTGGTCATAGCCTGAGTGAGTGGGGTAAGCGTATCGGCATAGCTAAGATGGACTTTGATGTTGATGACTTTGACAGCGGGTACACTGATGAGATGGGTGAGTATTGTGTGCGTGATGTTGAGGTTACCACTAAGCTGTACCACTACCTTAAAGCTAGGTTAAATAAGCAAGGGTTCAGCGATCTGTCTATTAAGCTAGAGCATGAGGTAGCTGAGATCACAGCACAGCAGGTACGCAATGGGTTCAAGCTAGATATGGATGTAGCTACTAAGTGGCAGCATGATATGTCAACACGTATCGATCAGATTACTGCTGAGTTGCGTGAAAGGTTTCCACCTATCGTTACAATACGTGTCAGCGATAAGACAGGTAAGCGGTTGAAGGATCATGTCGAGGAGTTCAATGTAGGTTCTCGTCAGCAGATAGCTAAGCGTCTATCAAAGCTAGGTGTCAAGTGGAAGAAGCGTACACCAACGGGCGCTCCAGTGGTGGATGAATCTACATTAGCTGAGCTAGATATACCAGAGGCTAAGCTGTGCGGTGAGTACTTAGGATTGGTTAAGCTTAAGGGTATGGTAGACAGTTGGCTCAAGCACGTTGATAAAGATACGCATAGGATACACGGCTATGTCAATAGTTGTGGTGCAGTGACCGGAAGAATGACACATAATAAGCCTAATCTAGCTCAAATACCGAGCTTGAAAGTCGCTAGGGAATGCTTCACTGTGGAGCAGGGTAACGTACTTGTAGGCTGTGACGCTAGTGGTCTAGAGTTGCGGTGCTTGGCTCACTATATGAATGATGATGAGTACACTAGGCAGATACTGGAGGGTGATATACACTCATATAATCAAGATGCGGCAGGGTTACCTGAACGTAGCATGGCTAAGACTATGATCTATGGTCTGATCTATGGTGCAGGTGACGCTAAGCTAGGTCAGATAGTGGGTGGTGGAGCCGCTGAAGGTAAGAAGATAAGAGATACATTCCTAACTAAGCTGCCATCGTTGCGTAAGCTAATTGATAAGGCCAAGGGTATCGCTGAACGTACTAAGCGTATCAATGGTATTGATGGTAGGTTCATCAAGGTTGATGAGGACTACAAGGTTCTCAATAGATTACTTCAGAGTTGCGGTGCTATCGTTATGAAGGTTGCTGTACGTAACTGCTGTCATAAACTAGATTCACTGGGTGTTGAGTATAAACTAGTGGCTCAAGTGCATGATGAATTACAGATAGAATGTTCAGAGCATGACGCTGTACTGGTAGGTCAAACTGCACGACAAGCAATAATCGATGCGGGTGTCGAGCTTAATATGAGATGTCCGATGGATGCAGAGTACCGCATAGGTTCTAACTGGAGTGAAACACATTAATTATTTCAGAGATAATGTTTACAGGAGGTGAAATTCATGCTATAATATTACTATATAGTTTCTTAAGAATAAGAAGCTTATTAAATTACGTTAAATGTATTCAGTTAAATATCACATAGTCTTAATAGTTAATAACAGAGGTAACAAATATGGACACTAAACCTGTAGTAGTATCTTGCGAACTGCACTGGCCTTTCCTGAACAAACAGAATGATATGTCTGGTAAGTATCAGGTGGACATCAGCAAGCTATCCTCTAAGGCAGTAGAAGTTCTGTCTGATATGGGCATAGCAGTACGCAACAAAGGTGACGATCGCGGTAACTACGTGACTGTCAAGTCAATCAACCCAATCCAACCTGCATTTGGTGGTATCGATCCTGTCGAGCCTTCTCTCATCGGCAACGGTACTAAAGCAAATGCTGCCATCAAACCTTACCACTGGGACTTCAAAGGTAAGCAGGGTACTTCACCTAGCTTGGCTAAGCTGCTAGTAACTGAGGTTGCCATCTATGACAAGGATGGTGGTGGTGAAGCAGTCGATATGGATGACGTTATCTAATGTTATTCATTGATGCTGACATTCTAAGTTATCGTATAGGCTATGCCTGTCAAGATGAAACCTTAGATGTAGCATGTTCCCAATTAAACAACCTAGTTATGGAGACATTGGTGTGGAGCTGTGATGATGCAGCTCCTTATCAACTCTACCTAACTGGTAAAGGGAACTACCGCCATGATCTGGCTACGATACAGCCTTACAAAGGTAACAGGACAACTGAGAAGCCATCTCACTTCTACGCCTTGCGTGATTACATGGTTGAGAACTGGGATGCAGTTATTGTCGAGGGTCAGGAAGCAGACGATGAGATAGCTATCGCCGCTACACTGCATGGACAAGACTCAGTGATCGCTAGTATAGATAAGGACTTCCTGCAAGTACCCTGTAGACACTATAACTTTACCAAGTACCAGTGGACTACAGTTACAGAGTGGGAAGGTATGTACTTCCTGTACAAGCAAATGCTTACTGGCGACAGAGTGGATAACATCCAAGGTTGCGTAGGTATAGGAGAGGTCAAGGCCACTAAAGCATTAGAGTGGTGCGAGACTGAGGAAGACCTATACCAAGCAGTGCTTACCTGCTACAAAGGAGACACTGAGGCCGTATATGAGAATGCTAGATTGTTATTCTTGCGTAGGTATCATGATGAGTGGTGGGTTGATCCTGTCACTAGGTCAGCAGAGTATGGAGGGGCTAACCCAATAGGAGGCGCTCCACCACCTGCACCGTCATCAGCAGATATCGACAGTAAAGATAAGCTGCAAGTAAAGGTTGGTAAATGACTAAGCGAACCAGAGTGCCACGCACCAGAGCAGGAGGCAAATGGACTGAAGCTAGATACTGGGGATTCATCCGGTCTGCACTAAGAGAAGCAAACCGCAGATTCCCACCACGCTATGCAGCTAAAGCAGCTGCTAAGAAAGCTGTAACTGGCAAGCGTCATCGCTTTGAGTTTCAATGTGCTGAATGCAAGCAGTGGTTTAAAGATAAAGAAGTACAGGTAGATCACATAGTACCTGCGGGTACATTACGTAGCTATGCTGACCTGCCTCAATTTGTTGAGAATATGTTCTGCGAAGCTGATGGGCTACAGGTGTTATGTAAACCATGCCATCAGATCAAGACCAACGCAGAGCGTGAAGCGAGGAAATCAAATGACTAAGCATTTAGTTATACCTGATACTCAGTGTAAACCTACCGATGTAGGATTCGATCATCTATCTTGGGCAGGGCAGTATGCTGCTGACAAGAAGCCTGACGTTATCGTACATCTTGGCGATCACTGGGATATGCCATCCCTTTCTAGTTGGGACAAAGGCACTAAGAGCTTTGAAGGTAGGAGATATGTTAATGACATAGACTCAGGACACGCAGGAATGCAAGCGTTTCTAGAGCCTATCCGCCAAGAGCAACAACGCCTACGTCAGAATAGAAAGAAGGTATGGAATCCTAGATTAGTATTCACTATCGGTAACCATGAGCAGCGTATCGAACGAGCAATCGAAGGCGATCCAAAGCTAGAGGGACTGATAGGGTACTCTGATCTTAAGTTAAATGAGTACGGTTGGGAGGTGTATGATTTCCTAGAACCTGTAATCATTGATGATGTTGCTTACTGCCATTACTTTACCAGTGGTATCATGGGCAGACCAGTAAGCAGCGCAAAAGCACTACTCTCTAAGAAACATCAGAGCTGTATTATGGGTCATGTTCAAGATAGGGAATGTGCTTATGACCGAAGAGCCGATGGCTCTAGAATAACTGGCTTGTTTGCAGGTATTTATTATCAGCATGACGAGGAGTATCTGAACCATCAAACCAATAGTTCATGGCGTGGGGTATGGATGCTACACGAAGTTAATAAAGGGCAGTTTGATGAAATGCCTGTGTCCATGTCTTATTTGGAGAAGAAGTATGGCACTCACTTTTGAGGAAGTATGTGAACGTCTGTCTAGGATTGACGAGGTAAGTTTACTTGAGGTCTTAGATATATCAAGCAGCGATATAGTCGAGAAGTTTAAAGATAATATCGAAGACAAGTTAGATATTCTTGAAGAGGATTTACAATGAGATTAAATGACGTAAGCCCCGCTGAATGGGATAGAGTAACTAAGACAGGATTAGAGAAGTGGGCTAAACCTGCTGAAGAAGAAGCAGCAAAGCTAGATCCAGTTAATAATCCTAGTCATTACAATACAGGTGAGATAGAGTGTATCGATGCAATACGAGAGTCTATGTCCAGTGTTGCATTCAAAGGCTATCTCAAGGGCAACTGCATGAAATATTTGTGGAGGTATGACTACAAGGGTAAGCAGGTACAGGACTTACATAAAGCAGGTTGGTACTTAAACAAACTAACAGCAATGGTAACAGAGGAAAACAGCTGATGTACTGTTGGCACTGTAATACGGAATTAAACTGGGTAGATGAGTACCTTATTGGACACGAAGATGATGTGTTTGATTTGGAGACTCATCTACACTGTCCGAATTGCCAATGTAATGTTGTTATTCATTATCCTAAGAAGGAGCGGATAGATGAAAGTAGTTAAGGGAAAGTTTGAAAGTAAAGATAAGGTTAAGAACACGACAAAAGCTAAGATACTTAAAGCTGTAGATCAAATGCCATACTTAGATAGTACAGACCAGTATGATTTCTCTTTAGTTGTGTCTGATCCTGACGGCTACACCACTGTAGCTACCAATGTATGTATAGCTGACACTGTGTTTATGCTAGAGTCATCTAAGCTAGGTCTTATACTTAATATGTCAGGCCAAGATGACGATGATACCCTGCACTAGGAGGTACTATGTCAGGTAAAGGAAGCAGTCCACGGCCTATACCAGATCGTGAGACATTCGATAAGAACTTTGACGCTATCTTTAAGAAAGAGTACACTAAACTTAAAGACAGCAAATCAAAAGACAAGAAGGAAAAGAAGTAATGGATATTTATCAGAGTTATATTCATAAAAGTAGGTATGCGCGTTACCTACCTGAAGAGCAGCGAAGGGAAACATGGGATGAAACAGTAGATCGTTACATCTCATTCTTTAAGAATCGCGGCAGCTTAGACGACAAGACAGGTGAGGAGCTACGAGAAGCTATCACCAACCTTGAGGTCATGCCATCGATGAGAGCATTGATGACTGCGGGTGAAGCGTTAGATAGAGACAATGTAGCAGGGTTCAACTGTAGCTACCTTACCATCGACAGCCTACGATCATTCGATGAGCTGATGTACATCTTGTTGTGCGGTACAGGTGTAGGGTTCTCTGTTGAGCGTCAGTATGTAGGTAATCTACCTATTATTGCTGAGAAGTTCTTCCCTACAGACACGACAATCCATGTCAGTGACTCTAAGATAGGATGGGCTAAAGCATTCAGAGAGTTGATCAGTCTGCTACAGGCAGGTCAAGTACCTACGTGGGATGTTAGTCGAGTACGTGCAGCAGGTGAGCCTTTAAAGACCTTTGGTGGCCGAGCAAGTGGACCTGCACCATTAGTAGAATTGTTTACATTCACTGTAGCTTTGTTTAAAGCAGCAGCAGGGCGTAAGCTATCAAGTGTAGAGGCACATGACCTTTGCTGTAAGATCGCTGAGATCGTAGTTGTAGGCGGTGTACGTAGGTCAGCATTAATAAGCTTATCCAACCTGACAGATGATCGCATACGCAGAGCGAAGCATGGTCAGTGGTGGCTTGATGCACCTCATAGAGGATTAGCAAATAACTCTGCGTGTTATACAGAGAAGCCTGACTTTGAGGCTTTCCTAAACGAGTGGAGTAGTTTATATGAAAGTAGGAGTGGAGAACGTGGTTTCTTCAGTAGGGTTGCAAGTCAACGACAGGCTGCAAAGAATGGTAGACGAGATGCTGATTACGACTTTGGAACAAACCCATGCAGCGAGATTATTCTCAGACCAAATCAGTTCTGTAATCTATCCGAAGTTGTCGTGCGAGCCGATGATACAGCTGACATCCTTAAGCGAAAGGTACGGCTTGCTACTATTCTTGGAACACTGCAAGCTACTCTAACAAACTTCCGGTACTTGCGGAATACGTGGGCGAAGAATACGGAAGAAGAAGCGTTACTTGGCGTATCCATGACAGGGATACAGGACTGTAAATTAACCAATGGGGTATATAAAGATGGACTTCCTGACTTACTTGAATCACTTAAAGCAGAAGCTGTTGCAACAAACAAGAAGTGGGCTAAGAAACTTGGCATCAACCAAGCAGCCGCTATCACTTGTGTTAAGCCTTCTGGTACTGTGTCTCAGCTTGTGGATAGTGCTTCTGGCATACATGGAAGGTTCGCTCCTTATTATGTTAGGAGGGTCAGGGCTGATATTAATGATCCTTTATGTCGCGTACTCAGCGATGCGGGAATAGAGTCAGAGGTAGACAATAGATCACCCTCAACACTGGTGTTTAGCTTCCCTCAGAAAGCACCTAAAGGGGCTGTCATGTCTGCATCACAGACAGGGATGGAACAGTTGGAGTTATGGGATGTATATCAGAAACATTGGTGCGAACATAAACCATCTATTACTGTATATTATAGAGATAATGAGTTTCTTAATATTGGTAGTTGGCTTTATAACAATTTCGATGATTGTAGTGGTGTGTCATTCTTGCCTTTTAGTGATCACACATATGAGCAAGCACCCTATGAAGAAATCAGCAAAGAAGAATACATCGAAATGAATAAGAAGATGCCGAAGAGCATTTCGTGGGACATCACAGAAGCAAGTGATGTTACTGAAGGAGCGCAGACATTAGCATGTACTGGAGGAGCATGTGAAATCTAACTGATAAAGAAAAGCCCCTATACCTTCAATGGCGTAGGGGCTTGTTAGTTACGAGTGTTTAATAGTCTTTGCTATCTTTTCTCCACTACGTCCGACCACGTATCCTCCGAGGCCAAGTTGTAGAAGCATCCATGCCTCATCCCTGAGAGGGGTTGCTAGTAATCCTAGCGAATCTCCAACAGCAAGTACCATAAACGTCAGCATTGTTATAGGCCGCCATGATGACGCTATCCAGTTCTCTGAATTAGCCTCACTGTTTACTATCGTAGCACGAGCAGTTAACGCTTGTGTCTCGTAATCAAATACACGCTGCATTGCTGCTGCCTGTACCTCTAGCATCTTAGTCTTAGCTGCTAGTCTTTCCTCTTCTGATGTATGCAAGTCATCTATCAATCCCGCTGCCGGTTTAAAGATACCTGCTATCAAGTCTGTTACGCCTATCATTATATGCTCTCCACTAAGTCTTTAATTATACCAGAGGCTGGGAATCCTTTGGTTACGTCAGTTAACACAGCACCTATCACATCGTCTGGTGAGAGTGAACCTGACAATATAGCCCCAACACCTGACACTAAGTCATTAGCTTTACTAGCAGCAGGGCCAAGCAGTACACTTGTCGGGTCAACACCCCAGTTACTAGCACGTAAGGGATCGATTGCAAATGAAAGACCACCGATGTAAGTGAATGCAGATACAATATGTGCTACTGCATCTTTATCTTCCCACTTCTCTATGTCACCAGTTTTGGCATACTCACGTAGAGCAGAGGCCATAATCTGAGTAGCAATCATCATCCCAATGTACGGAGCAAGTACTGCTGCTTTACGCATCTTCTCTGGAGGAGTGCCGTTAGCGATCAGCTGGTTATACCAACCCTTCATAACTACGTTGTTAAACACAATAGAGAATGACTTGAGCTGTGCCAGTAGCTTGAACCGCTCATCAGACATCCAAGCAGGTTTCTGTACCATACGAGGGCGTATAACTGTGTCTTCTACTACGTTAAGAACACCCATCTTGAACTGCTCATTGTAATACTTGTCTCGCTTAGAACCTCTGCGATACCAGTTATGAGCTTCTACTATATTAAGACCTGCTTCAGCAAACTTATCACTTATACGAAGCTGTTCGTCTACATTACCCTGTGCGACTGCCTTATCATAGTTAACAAGCTCAGCCTTAAACGCCTTCTCACCTTGAATAGCAGCCGTTATACGTAGAGCCTGAGTAAACTGAGGAGTGCCTGTTAGATTAAAGAACATATTCTCTATGTCACTAATCTTACCTCCTATCTCATTATCCCCTAAACGAGCAGCAGCTGTGTTCTTCAAATCGTAGTTAGATATACCTAAGTCTGCTACAATACCTTCCTGAACCAAGTTAGCTGCTTCAGTTTGAGTTAGCCCACGCCCGTGTTTAAACTGCTCCTTAACAATCTTAGCCGTTAGCTTACCTGCTAAAGTTATAGTCTTAGCTCCCTGCTTCACCTTAGACTCCACAACGAACACCTCAGCCAAGGAAGGAAGAAGGGAGAGTGGTAGTAAGGTTACAGATAAACCCGCTCTAACGGCATTCTGTGCGGTTCTAAGGGTATCCCCCTGACTAACATCTAGGTTACGGATAGGGATACGTTGAGACAGGTTCATCATGTTAGCCATTTCAGCCACCACTGCCTGCTCATCAAACGACAAACCCTGAGCCTTAGCATCTCTGATAACTTCAGCAGCTTCCTTGTAGAACAACTCATTATTAGAACCGAACCGCTTAGCGTGGCCTAGCCTCTCTGACATCATCTCAGCATAGGAGTATATAGAGTCCTGAACGCTGCTATTCTCATTAGTCCAATTAGTCCAGAAGTCTTGAGGAAGTTCAGACAACATACGATGTGTTTCAACAGCGTTCTGAGTATTAACTCTGGCGTTACCTTTACTTCTAACTGAAACTAATCTCTTATCTACAATAGTTTCTGCTTGTTTCTTAGCAGCTGCCTTTTGCTTATCGGTAGTTAGCTTCTTCTTCTTTATTATCTTATTAGTTTCTTTAGTTACTGCTTTATCACGAGCTTTGTTCTGCTTCTCTACAGTAGTATCGTAGTTAGTTATAGAGTCCATACTAGTCTGAGAACCAAAGTGTTCATAACCTTGCTGCTCAATACGCTTTACATACGCTTCTACTTTATCAACAGTTAAGTCAATACCTTTAGCATTAGCTACTTCCATAGCCTCATTTATAAACTGCTGACGATTTGTTTTAATCTTCTTGTAATCTAATCTACCATACAGAGGCATATAAGTACCTCCTTCAAACAAAGTGATATCGTCACCTAGTATCTTAGAGTCTTTCTTTATACTACCATCTAAGAAAGTAGCAAGAGCATTAGAGGCTTTCTTAGCATCCGCAGACAGAGCAGAGTATGCTTCATTCTTAGCTGCTTTCTCTTCTTTAGTAGACTCTGGCATTACTCTATGACTAGCCACCAAATCAGCGTCTTTAGGTGAAAGCTCTCCAAAGGGAGTAAGCAACTTAGTATACTTAGACTGAAACTCAGCTACCTCTATGTGAACAGGACGTATTCCTTGCCTACGGGCAAAGTCACCACTTGTCTGTGTAAACTTACCTACAAACTCACGAGCTTTATTAGTAGGTATCTTAGATACAATCTTGCTAGGTACATCCCCTAACACTACACCTAGTGTCCTATTATATAAATGAGCTACCTTTGTATCAGTAACTGGTATTCTTTCTTGAACCTTGGTTACCTGACCATCAGGAGTAATAGTAATTATGCCCTCATCTACCTGATTAGCTAGTGATCGATCAGCAGCTGCTTGACCTTTAGATACAATACTACCGCCTACACCAAAAGGTAAGCCCAACACACCACCAACCAGAGCTTCTACCGCAGACTCTTTCAAAGACTCTTCAACGTCAAGTTCATCCCAGTAGGAAGTAGCATTAGCAGCGGCAAGAGTAGTTGAGAAATCCTGCACACCCTCTGTTAATCCTGAAGATAGGGAAGATATACCCGCAGCTTTAGCTATAGAAGGAGTCGCGTTTGACCTAGCTCTGAGATAAGAAGCATAAGCAGCAGAGTCACCAGACTTAATGCTTTTAATAAGCTCAGGAGACATCTGCTTAAACGCAGGAGATAAAGCTTTAACAAACTTAGCAGCAGCCAAAGGCTCTAACGCACCTAAAGCAAGACCAGTACCTAAGTCTGCCATAGAAGCATTGTATGCCTCATCCATGTCCTCTGCTTTTAAACCGATATCACCGATGTTCATAAAGCCAGATGTTAAACCACCTGCTACCAATGCACCTGTAGTACCTGATGCACCTACTAGAGAAGCGGCAGGAGCTGCTGCAAGAGCAGGTAAGGCAACGCCAATAGTACCCGCACCTCTAGCAACTTGATCCAGTAAACCTCTGAAGGAGAATTCACCATCTTCATACAGAGGATGTGCCTTCACCCTGTTTACTTCTGTTAAGTTCTCGTTCTTACCATCAACCATAGCCTGTCCGAATGCGCTGTCTGCGAATCCGAATGCCTCTGCTAGTGATTGACCACCTCTATATAACAGCGCCTGACCTAAGTCAACTCCCGCGCCTACTTGATCTGCTATTCCATCAGGGCTTTGACTAATGTTACGATCAAACTGCTGATCAGCAGCAGTCCATATTGCATCAAAGTCTATCGCTTCTGACATTATTTAGTTCCTATAAGTTTCTGTGTAGCTCTGTTTACTGCCTTATTTACATTACCTAGTTCAAGCTCATCTCCTACCCATCCTTGACCTACATCAACAAACTCTTTAATCCAAAGCTGACGATTATCTTTATCTAGCCCTCGTAGAAAGCCTGACAACTGGGGAGTACCCATAATAAACTGAGATATTACTTTCGTGTTTGCTTCATCAGCACCTGCTACCTGTAACTCAGAAGAAAGAGCATCCACTGATTCTCTCCAAGTTAATGGGTCTTTTGCTAACGCTGCCATCTCCTGCGCTTTAGCTCTACGTGACGCAGCTTGCGCTCTAATAGCATCAAGAGCCAGTGCAGCATCTCTATACTTCTTAGCTTCAGCTGCCTGAGTTTCTGCTTTCTTAGCTGCAATACCTGCTTGTAGTCCTTTACCTAAGTTAGCCAGAGTACCTTCACCGCTAGACGAACCTGCCAACATAGCAGCACCCATAGCCATCAAGTCAACACGCTCGTTAACAGCATCAAACCAGTTATCAGCGCCACTACCTTGACCCTCTGATTTATCAAGAGCAGAGGTGTCTTTAAGTTTAGTCTGAATCTTAGCTGTTTGAAGCTCTTTAGACTTCTCTTCTGGAGTCTTTTCTTTAAACGTATCGTCTGTTGTACCTGATGGGGATAAGCCTCTTTTAATAGTAGGATCTTCACCTAAAGACTTTAGCAGCTCTTCTCTATCTTTATCAAACTTAGCAGAGTTTTCATCTGTCTTTTGAACAGCTCTGTTTAATCTGTCTTGTCGCTGCCTAAGAACATCTAGATTAAACTCAGCTTCACCCGCAGTCATACCTCCTGCCTGTAAAGACTCTACTATTTCTTTCTTACCGGTATCTATCTCTTGCTGAATAGCTACTCTATCTTTTGCTATGCCTATGTCTCTTGTATCTTGCATACCTTGACTACCACCTACAACATATGAAGGCGCTCTAGATTTAAATATGTTAGGTATGTATTGAGAGATATTAGCATCTGCTATACGTCTTTCCTTATCAAGGTTATACTGATCCTGTAGGATGTCCGTATCAATAGCATTTTGATTAACAAGAGACTGTGTTTGCTCTTTTGCAGCTACTGGATCATAAGGAGGGACTAGCGCAGGAAGAGACATATTAGGTATATTTGCAATAGCGTTTACACCTCTACCTATTAAGGCAAAAGGACTGTTAGAAGAGCTAAGTATTTCTCTAGCTGATCTTTGATCTGGTACATACCTAGATACAGGAGCGTTAAAGTCTACATCAAACTCAGAACCTACTGGTACGTTTCCCTGATACACCGGAGGTGGAGTAGTATAGTTTGGTGTGACAGCTCCTCTGGTTACTGTATTTAACATTTGAGGAGTAGCACCTAACTGTAAAGCCCTATTAAAAAGCTGCTTCTGTTTATTCGCAAGAGCCGCTATCCTTGGATCAGGGTTAATATTAAATATAGGGACTGCCATTATACACCTACCTTGTTAAACATATTAGTTTGCTGCTGCTGTTGCATCTGAGATACAAGCAAAGACTCTAGCAAGTCAGCTTCTCTGTTACGTCTAGGATGCAGCTCGACATTCTTCCACTCTGATGGGTCACGTAGCTTAGCGATAGCTGTCTCCAAATCACCATTGATAACCGCTTTCATTGTATTGTATCTAAGAGCAGCTGCACCATAGTTATGCAGTAGTGATAGAGCCACCGCCTGTTGTTGTGGCGCTAGTGAATCAAACTTAGGGAAAGCATTACGTAGCTTCTTCTTAGACTTCTCAATATGTCTACGAGTAATGTTCATAGCTATCTCAGCAGGGATGTTAAAATGTCCCAACTCATACTCAACAGCTACAGCGTCATCGCCCTGCTTACCTACATAAGGAAGCATAGCAGACTCTAAAGCATCAGGTAGTCCCAACGCCTTGTACTCTCTCAAGTCCATCTGACCAATGTCAATACCACCGCCAAAGGTTAAACCAGACTTGCCCACGACAACCCCGTTAACCTTTGGAATATATGTCCTAGTTTCAAACCCTTCTTGCTGTAGTAGAAACTGGATTACTGCATCATCTTTATTCATCATTTACCTTCTTAATAAGCGAAAGGATTTGAAGGAATTACAGGAAGCGCACCACCGCCACCACCTGTACCACCTGCCATTGAAGGGAAGCCGCTTAAAGCAGACCCACCGCCTCCCATCATACCACTTAGGAAGTTACCACCTAAACTACCACCACCTGCTACAGGCATTCCTGCCATAGCTAAGCCAATACCCATAGCGGCTCCTAGTGGATCAGCCTTCTTCTTAACAGTAGTTGTTTCTTTACCTTCTTGATCATACTCACCAACTAATGGATTAGAACCTAAGAAGTCATAGAACTGTGCTAGGTTAGTAAGCTCAGCTGCACGAGGAGCATTAAACATACCAATCTCATCCATAAGCTCTTGCTGTGAGCGTATACCACGCTGATTACCAATCTGACCCATAACATCAAAGCCTCGCTCACCTGCTTGTAAGGCCATTGGTACTAATTGCTGAGCCTGTAGTGCAAGCTTCTGCTGATCTAATGCTGCTTGGGCTAAGGTTCGTTGAGTGTT